GTTCAGGCAAACTCTGATATCAAACTGAAGACTAACCTCAGACCTCTTGAAAATTGCCTAGATAAGATCTCGCGCATTACTGGATATCGTTACGAACGTATCGATCTTAACAACAAAGAACAAATCGGTGTTGTCGCGCAGGAAGTTGAGAAGGAGTTCCCAGAACTCGTAAGTGAGGAAGACGGAATCAAGGCAGTATCCTACGGAAACCTCGTTGCCGTCGCGTTCCAGGCGATCAAGGAACTCAAGGCAGAGGTTGATACCCTCCGCGAAGAGATCCGCGAACTGAAGGGAGAGTAAGAACTCTCTCATGGTTTATAAATACCTCTAGGAAACTAGGGGTATTTTTTTATGGCGCAACCATCTAGTAGAGCGGAGTTGAAAGAATACTGCCTCAAACAACTAGGTAAGCCAGTCTTAGAAATAAACGTAGATGACGATCAAATTGACAATCTAATTGATGATGCGATCCAATACTTTCATGAGCGTCACTATGATGGTATTGAACGTGTTTACCTAAAACATAAAATAACACCAACAGAGAAAGAAACAATCAAACAGACTGGAATATCCACAACTCAGTCTGCAACTGTTGTCGGTGCAGGTTTGACATCCATTGATTATGTCGAGGGTGTAAATTATCTACCACTACCCGATTCAATCATCGGAGTAAACTCTGTACTTAAGTTAAACTCTAGCACCGTTTCTGACGGACTCTTTAACATTAAGTATCAGTTATTCTTGAATGATGTTTATTATTACGGTGCTCTTGATTTATTGAACTATTCTATGGTTAAGAGATATCTTGAGGACTTGGATCATATCCTAAATCCCCATGCAATGATTAGATTTAATAAAACTAATCATAAGTTATATCTGGATATTGATTGGACCGAAGTTGGTCAAAATGAATATCTAATCATTGATTGTTACAGAATTATCAATCCCTCAGAAGCAACTAAAGTTTATAATGACTTCTGGTTGAAGAGGTATCTTACTGCACTGATTAAAAAACAGTGGGGTATGAATATGATCAAGTTCCAAGGTGTTCAACTTCCTGGTGGGGTTCAACTCAACGGAAGACAAATTTATGAAGATGGTCTTGCAGAAATAGAAAAACTGGAAGAACAACTTAAGAATGAGTACGAGTTACCACCAATCGATCTAATAGGCTGATATGTCTCCACTAAATTCTTATTTTCTCCAAGGATCTCCTGGTGAGCAGAGACTCATTCAGGATTTAGTCAATGAACAGTTAAAAATGTATGGTGAGGACGTACTGTACTTACCAAGAAAGATCATTGGAGAAAATACTGTTATACGAGAAAACACTGCTGCAAAGTTTGACGATAGTTTCAGAATCGAAGCATATCTGATGAACTATGAGGGGTTCCAAGGCGCAAGCGCAGAACTCCTTACGAAATTTGGCGTTAGAAATACAGATGAATTAACTCTTGTCATATCAAAGGAAAGATATGATGATTTTGTTCAACCAATTATTGATCAGTTCCCAGTTGGAGAGAGAAAGAAGGCTAAAAGACCTAATGAGGGAGACCTGATATTTTTCCCTTTAGAGGGAGCACTTTTTGAAATTAAATTTGTAGAGGGTAAGAAACCTTTCTATCAACTCAGAAATCTATATGTTTATGAACTCCTATGTGAGAGATTTGAATTTGAAGATGAGATTATTGACGTTGCACAAGTAGATGCTGAAGGATCTACCGTCAATGAGACTGTATCTCAGTTTGGTAATATTCTAACTCTAAACCTTGTAGGGACTGCTGCAACAACTGCAGTAGCATCTGTTTCTGGAATTGTTACTGATACGACTTATAAGTCTCTACAATACTTAGATCTAATTCATGATGGTGCATATGTAACTGCACCTACAGTTAAGATACAGAAACCTTTATTTGGTATTGGTGTAACTGCCACAGCTACTGCAATTCTTAATGTTGATGGTAGTATTGAAACTTTCAATATTACCAATCAAGGAACACAATATATCGGTGTTGCAACAGTTGCAATTTCTACAACACCACCAATTCCAAATGAATATGTACTCGACTATCCCATCAATGCAATTGATAGTGATTATTCTCTAAAAATTAATGATAGAGAGTGGCAATTAGATACGACTCGTGGAATAACAGGACAAAAATCTGTAGGAACTGTAAAATTCTATTATTACCACACAGGATCAACTCCAACTAGTGGATATCTGTATAGATCAAACTTCTTAAATGTTAAATGGGTTGCGAATAACGAAGTTAGTGTTGAAATAAGAAGAACAGATAATGCACAGTTTGGTACAGCAATAGTAAATGAATCAATATCACTAACTAATGGATGGAATAGACTTGAGTTTAGTTGGGACGGGACTATATTTTCTATGTGGAATAATCCTCTGGGAAGTACTAGAGTTAGACAGTTTTATCAAGATCTTTCTGGAACAAATTATGAAAATCAAAAGTTTGTTGATGATAATGTAGTATCACTTGGATCAACTACTGGTGGTATTCAATACTTTGATCACTTTGAAATATATGATGCAGCATCAGTTTATAATGGAGTTGGAGCAACTGATGGTTCTAGAATTTACTTAGATAGTTTTGAGAAAGGCGAACAGGCTACTGCGACTGTAACTGTATCTGCTGGTGGTATCTCTAGTATCACTTTCGCACCTAATGATACAACTGGTATTGGATATACGATAGCACCAATAATAACATTCTCCAGTCCAGTAAATGGAGCAACTGCAACCGCAGTTGCAATTATGACTTCCAGAACTGTTAACAATAAGAGAGGCATAGATAGGTTACTTATAACAAATCCTGGATATGGTTATACGGAATCACCAACTGTTGAATTTATCAGTTCAAATGGATCTGGTGGTATTGCTACTGCAATAGTAAATACAGGAGTTCTTCCAGTTGTTGCAATTAGTAGTGGTGGTGTAGGTTATACTACAGACCCGCAAGTATTCATTGAACCAATATTTGTTGCAGATTCTGTTGGAGTCAGTTCTGAAATCAATAATGCAAAGGCAGAAGTAGTCCGTAATGCAAATGGACAGGTATCTCAGGTTCGTTATTCCAATGCTGGTGCAGGATATACCTTTACTCCAGAGATCACTTTCACTTTACCAACAGCAGATACGTTTGGTGATTATGAGTACAACGAAGTGGTTACTGGACAACGTTCTGGTGCTACTGGATATGTGAGAGAGTGGGATGCTGATGATCGCATCCTCAAACTCGCTACAGTCAATGGAACATTCCAAAACGGAGAATCTGTTGTAGGTGCAGGGGCAAGTTACAAAGTATCCACTGTTGATACTAACGAATTCTTAGATGAATTCGCAGATAATATAGATATTGAATCAGAGGCAGACAAAATCATTGACTTTAGTCAGGTTAATCCATTTGGAGAATTCTAATGTTTGGGACTTATTTTTATCACGAAATACTGAGAAAGACAGTAATTGCTTTCGGTACATTATTCAATGATATTGAAATTAAACATAAAGATAAATCTGGAAACGGATTTAGTCAATTAAAGGTCCCTATTGCATATGGACCAATGCAGAAATTTTTGGCAAGGATTGAACAATCTCCAAATCTTAGAAAAGAAGTTGCGATAACTTTGCCAAGAATGGCGTTTGAGATGGTAGGTATTTCATATGACCCAACCAGAAAATCTTCAACCATGCAAACTTTTAAGGTTGTGGATCAGAATAATAACAAGATTACTAAGGCGTTTATGCCTGTTCCATATAATGTAAATATTAGATTGTCAATTATGACAAAATTAAATGAGGATGCATTGCAGATAGTAGAACAAATATTACCATATTTTCAGCCTCACTTCAATTTGACAATCAACTTAGTTGAACAAATAGGAGAGACCCGAGATATTCCAATGGTTCTGAATAGTATTCAGATGGATGATGATTATGAAGGAGATTTCACTACAAGAAGATCTCTTGTATACACTTTAGACTTTACTGCAAAAACATATCTATTCGGTCCAGTAGATACTGGTAATGATAATATTATTAAGAAAGTGCAGGTCGATTATTATACCAATACAGACAGAAGAGGTGCTTCCAGAGAACTTCGTTATGTCGCAACTCCTAGAGCTCTCAAAGATTACAACTCTGATGGTTCTACTAAAATTACCGCTGATATTGCAGCGAACGTGACAGAATTTAGTGTCGAATATGGTACTGAGTTAGTTTCCAAATCTTATATTCAAATCGGTGAGGAGGTAATGTTCATCAGAGAAATTACTGGTGATGTTATCAAGGTAAATAGAGGTGAGAATGGTACTAACGCTACCACTCACGAAGCAGGAGATTATGTAAATGTAATCAATACTGCAGATGATGAACTAATTGATCTTGATGATGATTTTGGATTTAATGAATCTACATTCAATTTTAATGATGGAAAGATCTACAGTACAACTAAACAAACTGACGTGGACGCATGAAGTACGACGAAATAGATGATGCTTTGGATATTACACCCACA